TAATTCAGCTTTACCAGTTGCTTGGTCAGCAACCCCCGACTCAAGAACCTGAAGGATCTGATCCAAAGGCATTCCCTTTTTCAACAACGATTGAAACAGGGTCTGTTTGTCATTGAAATCTTTGTCCGTGAGCTGCGACATCGCGTGTTGTCCAGCGTAGACACCAAGACTCGCCAACGCCTTCGTTTCATAACGGTCAGCGGCACTGGCATCGCCGCCCGACAGAGCGGCAGTGCCGCGAATAATTGCGGCACGTTTTTTTATTTTCTTGACTGCATCGGTAAGCGAGCTTGATGTACTTTTGAGTGTTTGATCAGAAGGAAACGCTAGAGCGGTTGGTGTTGTGCTTTGTGTTGCGCCCTGAGTCCCCATCATGGTCGGAGAGATACCCATCTGCTCGTAAGCACCTCCGGGTAGCGGTGCTGTGCCGTACATCCCGCCTGGGCCATATTGTTCTTCTGCTCTTGCGGGGGTAAGACCTGGGCCGTAATCAGTAGCCATAGGCGCTTGAGACTGTACAGGTGCAACAACTTGAGGGGGAACGACTTGATCTTGGTATCCCGGTGGGGCGTAGTCTGGATAGGACGTTGGCCCCATGACTTGCGCTTCAACATTTGCCGGATCGTATGCGGGTGACTGCATGGGGGAAGCCGATACGCGATTCAATTCGGCAGCGGCTCTTCGATTTAATTGATCAGTTAAATTAACGCCAGGATTCTGTCGTGCGAGGTTTATTGCTGCGGAGTTATTCGCATCAACAATATCGCGACCTGGCAGTGTTCTTGGATCTGCAATGACGTTACCGGCTGATTGAACCGGCATGCTCTGAACAGTCTGAGGTCTCTGCGCCAACGCGTTGTAGCGGTCAGCAGATAAGTTCATAAGGCTCTTACGCTTTGCTTCTATACCGGCTTGAATAACCATCTTGCGCCGATTCATGGCGCGTCTTTCTTGTTCTGTCACCGCCATTAGCTTTGTCTCTTTTTAATAAAAGGGTTGTAAGACATAGGCGAAGCCGCGAACAAAGATCCTGGCATTTCCCACGGTTGCATTTGGCGTTGTTGCCCTACCTTACCTGTTGCCGCGGGAGTTCCTTGAATAGCCTTTGCGTATCCAGCGGCGAGATCATTGTTCATCCAGGCTTCACCTAACGATTTTTGAAAGTCCTCATCTTGCCAATCAAACGCAGAATTTGAATCGCCTCTTTGCCAAGTTCGTGGATCAACTCCTGTGCCAGCTCCGGGTCCACCAGCAGCAGCCGCAAGTCCAGGGTCAACACCGGCAAAAGGATCTGCGCTTGGGATCTTTTTTAAAAACGGAGGTAGACCGAATTGAAAAGCATTTGCCATTACAAAGCTCCGTAATTAACGTGTTTAATGCCGCCGATAGTGGTGACTGCATCCGGTCGTACTTTCTCAACTTCTTGCGCCATCACGCCTCTTCTGGGTGTAGGATCACCGCGATAGTTGTAGTTGTAAATTTGTAGCCCTTTCCATCGAGCGCCCTCGGGCACGATGTTTTCTTTGATGTAAATGTCAGAAGCCGCAATAATAGGCGCAGCAACTTGAGCGATCTGTCCCGCCGTTTGAAGCATACTTGGCCCAGGCGTTGTATTGACGCTTGACGATCCGTAGTTGCCTGAGATCGTGTTCATGTACTGATTCAGCGCGTTGTACGGAGCCTCGGCCTGATAAGCGTATCGAGCCATATCCGCGTCCATTTGAGCCTGTGTTAGAGCTTGCCTACGATCACCGACTTGACCCATCGCGTTATACATCGAGAGAGGTGCGCCCATGATTGAGGGGTAAAGACTGCCTGATTGCATAGCGCGGTTCTGCGCTTGGTTATAGGCGTTGGTGTACATATCAGCAAGAGGTTTTGTTAGGCCGGAAGTGACGGCACTAGAGATTGCGCGGTTGTTCACCAAATCGCCACGACTTGAGCCTCCAGGCTGAAAGCGAACCTGATTCTGTCGTAGGCCAGGAAGGATGTTTTTCTGAAGATTTGAGGTGACTGTATCCGTAAGGGAAGAAGCAAGCGGATTGTAAGCACTCGGATCGACTTGCCCACTTAATCCTTGGATGAGACTTGCCTCTGCTGCTGACTGCTGTCCCGCAGCTCTTGGACCCATCGCATAACCAAGCGTTGCCTGTTGTGCAGCAGACTGCGCTGGATCAAACCCGGCAATGGTTTCGCCAGGATAGTAATCAGGAACGCCTTGATTGTATAAATTTTTCGCTTGCTCAAAGCCACCCGTTAGATAGCCTTGCTGTTCCTTCCACGGCCCTGTTTGGCTCGTTGTAACTGATGTTCCACCTTTCATGATTCAGGATCCTCTTCTTCGACCTCGATGACTTCCACTGGAATATTTGGGGGGTTGTATCCGGGAGATTTAACGCCCATCTGAATTGGCCGGTACGTCCAGAGATCATCTGGGACAAACGCTTGCTGATACTCCGTAGTCCAAGGCTGATACAGCAGCCCTCCAATGTTTTGCGGCATTGGTGTTTGTGGCGGTGCGTCTGGATCGCCTGGAAACCGTGACTGTCCGTAGACGGCGGGAGCGCCGCCAGAAAACGGAGAATTCGGAGCCATGTAAGCCGAAAAATCTTGTGCGGCTGGGGCTTGGTACTCGGCAGCCAGCATCGGCGCATAGTCATTTCGAAAAGGATACGGGCCAACATTCATGCCAGGGTCGAGCAAGGGGCCGACACGACCACTTCCTCCACCACCGCTACTAGGAACATAAGTGTTGGAAGACTGAGACGGTGTGCTTGTTTTTGTGGCGTCTTGGTACAAATCGTCAGGGATCGTAAAAATCTTTTCCCAATTACCACCTTTGCCGCCGTAGAACTTGTAGACATCCTGACCCACGCGAACTTCGTCGCTCATATGTCCACCATAGTTGTACAAAAGGTCTTCATCTCCCACAGTAGGAAGTGACCTTACATATTCTGGTGTCATTTTGTTTGGACCCTTCATAACTTAAATCTCTTTAGTCAAAATGTGATAACTGTTCTTCCAGTCCTTTAAAACTCTTAACCAGCCTTTTCTGCCCCACAGTTCGATATGCTTGCAATCGCGTTTTCTTGCCCATTCCTCAAGCATCGGAAAATACTGCATCCAGACACTCATACCTTCCCCGGCGATTGCCAAGATACGGCAGACATTTTTTCGTGGGTAAGGGATAATCTGAGTAATCATTGCAGCAATTACTTTTTTATCCATAATGGCGATCCAAAGATTCATCTCGCCAGTTTTCAACATTGGTAAGACATCTTCCGTTTCCATCTCGCCCTCGGAATGAGGCACGACTTTCTTTAAAAGCGGTTCAACGTAATTCCAGAATAAATCGACCTCTTCGGGTCGCAAAATAACTACTCTACAATTTTGTCCAGTTCGTTCCGTCAAAGAAATAAATTCCCGCGCCAGAACCGGGGTTCCATTTTGTGCCGTCTGCATAACGAATATCGCCGTCGCGTGGCTTGGTCGGTCGCACCACTTCACTGCCTGGAGCAACGTAAGTTTTTTCTAACCGCATAACATCGATGTTGAAGAGAATATCTGAGAGTCGGTTTAACTCGTTAAAAAGATAATCTGTTAATTGCTCTAGTTCGGCGGGTGCTGGATTAGGACTCCATCTCGTTACAGATTTAACGTCCTTCTTGCCATAACTCACTGCATCCGGCTCCCGCGTCTACCTCTTTCCTGAACGTCGAAAGCGACAGAGTGCAGCTTCCAATCAACGTCCGTATTAGATTCGACCTTTACGCCGAAAAATTTACCACTAACACGACACGAGACTTTTGATTGGGTATTCGGGTTAAACGCCACTGGTCCTTGCCAAGTCACGCCCTCTTCCGTAGACATCTGCCTTCCGATATAAACATTAACTGAGTTATTGCCAGACACTTCAAGCTCCGGCCATACCGCTGTCACCATCTTTACCGAAGAAGAATCTCCAAGATCGTATCCGGTGCGCTCGATATAAGCGATCATCGTAGCAGTATCTTTTTTATTGCCTTTGTTATCCCGGAAAAGTTTTGTATTGGTCACATCGGCAAAGACAATATTTTTAATCACGTTATCGTAGTTCGTTGCGCCCCAAGGATCAGAATCCGCGTCCCATGTCAGTGTTGCCGCATTCCAAGTTGCGCCAGCCGTAATCTCTACGATCCCTGAGTTAATGTGGGAAGTGTCGGGCAGATCACGAAAAGAAAACGTGTTAGTTTTCCAATTCCAAATTAGAGCTTTGTCTGGCACTGTGGACGAACCAGACGGATAACAGGCCAACATTTCATTTCGGACGTAATCAGCCGCAACGAAACATTTCTGATAGTTGTCACCGTTTAGTTCGTCGAAGACAGTTCGCCGTAGCTTATCGGACAACAACGGCGTGACGTTCTGACCGTTACAGACATAAAAGTCACTGTTGCCCATGAAGAAGTGACCACCCTCAAATTCTGCCAAAGCACCCTTGCTTAAAAGACCAATCGTGGGCGAAAGCAATTTAAACGAGAAAATGTAAGGTGTCCCGATATAGTTCATCACATAAATCGAGTCATCCTTGTAAATCAGAAACGAATCACCCAATGGCAAACCGTCAATGATGTCTCCTGGGGTATCGGACAACTCGTAAGCACCCGCGTCAAGCGTGTTGTCAGTTTCCGACCATGTAGACGGTGGTGATCCAAAAGACGCTTCCGTAGACCATTTGACGAGGCGCGGCTCTTCATTGGTGCGCGACCAATTCAGTCCAACAAGAAATGTCCTAAATGATCGAATAACTTTGCATTTATTTCCGATAGGCCAATTACGCAGCTCCATAAATGCACTAGACAACGACGGCACACCGCCAGAAAGAGGCCACATTTGTGGCGCGTCGTAACCATTCGTAGCAACGATCAGCCCATTCAAGTTAGTGTGCGACCAACTACGATCAGTTGTATTACTTCCATAATCGCTATCAGAGGTTGTTGTGCTTCCAGATGGCGTAACAACAGCATCATCAGGATGAGCGTAAGAGGTAGTGCCAGAAAGCGTAATAACGCCTGTACTCGTATTACGAGCTGAGTACGTTAAGGTCTCAAACTGGTTTGCAGATCCGGTTTCTTGATTGCCGATCTCAAGAGTGCCGCTGGTCGGGAGCGCAGTCAGCGCAGCTCCTGCGTCCACCGTAATGGATGCGGCACTTGCAGATACAGCGCCATTTAACTGCAACGTCGTTTGGCGGGTTACATCTGTCCAAGTCGAGCCATTCCAGACTGCAATATCTGCGGCTCCATACGCCAACCAATAATAGGTTCCTGACGATGTTAAATAAGGATGAATGTAATACGGAGCAAAAGGACAGGTCTGCATCACCTCTTGATACCCGGCGATTTTCTTTACGCCGTTATCCAAGAGCCTTACATTGTTTCCATCAGACCATGCGTTAGGGGGAAGGTTGTAAGGGGGTGTGTCTTTTATAATTCCTATCTGTCCGACATTTTCGATGGGAACGAGTGCCATTATTGAGGGGGCGTCGGCCATGTAATGTTAAATGGATCAGACTGAGTTGTAATATCTCTTAACTCTTGCCTGTAAACTTTCCATTGATCTCTTAGACCTTCTTCCATAGGAACATCAGGAAGCACAGTCCAATCACAATCTTCTAGTTTATATTTTTGTTCGACTCTAACACTTACCCACTGAGTATCTGGAACATATCCTAAAACCCTGTTATAAGAAGGTTTGTCAGGTGGGTTGTTATAGATAACGTGCTTATCGTAGTTATCCTCAGAAAATTCAAATTCATTGGCATCTATCATAAAGCCATTATTAGGTGTTAATTGAATAAGACAATCACTAACAAATCTTGCTGAGAAAATCATAGCCATTCCTCTACAATAAATTCATACTTACCATACCCTGCCCCACCGTCAAGAGGGTATTGGTTTTGCCCGTATATTGCTATTGTTCTTGCTCCTGCGGCAAGCCCTGTAATCTCCCAAGTATGACTACCCATTCCACGCATAGCACTTGTTCCACCTGCATGACCACCTGCGGCTAAATCATCATCAAAGTATTGCATAAGGATTGCTCCAGAAGGAGTTACGCCTGTTGCGGCGGCATCAACATACAAAGATACCAAGTTCCCTTCGCTTGGGCTAGGCGTTCCAAAACTGGAGAAAACCTCACAATCACACCTCCAAGTTACAGCAAGTTTAGATGAGGCGTTCTGCTTTGTATAAGATATAGACATATCGGTCAAGGTAGGTGTAGACGCTCTAACATTTGATGCGCTAGTACCTGTGTAAAACTGTCTGTTTAAAAGCGTGACACTGTTTGCTACAGCAGACACAACCTCCCAATCAGAGTTAGCAGTATTCCTAACCTTAACTAAATCAGTAGATGTATCAAACCAGAGTTGTCCTGCTGATGTAGATGTGGGGGCTGTTGCTCCTGTATGAATACCGTTGATGGCTTCATATGCGTTAGGCAGTGTACCCTGTAGAACAGATTTAATTAGTCTAAGGTGATCGTCACCCTGACTAATTGCATCTGTACCTGTGGGGTTAGTATCTACCAACCCGCTAA